TTCCATGCGTGTTTTAACGTTGATGGATTGCTTCGCGGCGACTTTAAAACACGCATGGAAGCCCATGCCACGTCAATTCAGAACGGCATTAGAACGCCAAACGAAGTGCGCGATCTGGAAAACATGAGCGCGCGGGATGAGGGCAATGACCTGATGATCCAAGGCGCAACCGTTCCAATTAAAAATCAAGTGATCGGAGATCAAGATGAGTAAAGAAATCAGAACGCTTGATACTAGCGTTGAAATCCGAGCCGACGAGGATGGCATAAAAGTCAGCGGATATGCAGCGGTTTTTGATGAAGAAACCAACATAGGCGGTCAGTTCATGGAAAAGATCGCGCGCGGCGCATTTGTTGACGCGGTGAACCGTGATGACGTTGTGTTTTTGATCAATCATGAAGGTCTGCCATTGGCGCGCACACGGTCAGGCACGTTGACGCTGCGCGAGGACGAGCGCGGCTTATACATGGAAAGCAATCTGGATGAAAACGACCCAGACGTCAGGGCATTAGTTCCCAAAATGAAACGCGGCGATCTGGACAAAATGTCGTTTGCATTTCGCCCAACTCGGCAGTCTTGGGATGACAGCGGCAACATACCGACCCGCACAATTGAGGAAGCCTCTTTGTATGACGTCAGCATAGTAACAACGCCTGCATATGACGGCACAGAGATCGGCTTGCGGTCGCTAGAAGCGCACCGAGCAGATCAGCAAATTTCGCACGCTGCAAGGCGGCTGCGGATGAAGTCTAAAATTTAATTAACTCAACAGTTTAACCGCGCTTTGGCGCGCTGAAAAACGGCGGTTCCCGCTGTTTGCCCTAATCCTGCGGCTTGGGCAACCGCGCGGATCGAACGTCGTGATGACGTCCAAATCCCTTAGATGGAGGCCCATTAGATGGCTAACTCTGCAATTGAATTGCGGGAATCAATGGCGCGTATTGCGACCAATGCCCGTGCAAAATTAGACGAAGTTCAAGACAACACTCCAGAAGATCGTGCCGCTGAGATTGAGCGTGAATTTGACGCCATGATGGCCGATCACGATCAGCTTGGTCAACGCGCCGAGCGCATGGAAAAAGCTGACGCGGCAATCACCAAATCAGAAGAAATTGACTACTCCAAGCGCCCACAATTCGAAGATCGCAGCGCGCCTGCGGTTGATAACGGCGTTTCAATTTCTTACCGCAACGCATTCTGCGAAATGATCGCACACGGTGGTGTTGCTAACATGAGCGTTGAAGCGCGCTCAGTTTTAGAGACAGAAAATCGCGTTCAAACGGCTGGCACAAACAGCGCAGGCGGCTTTACTGTCCCTGTTGAATTGGCTGGCTACATTGAGAAAGCAATGCTGGCGTCAGGTCCGATGTATGATGACGCGCTGTTCACAACCGTAAACACAGCGGCTGGCAACACGTTCAACATCCCGACCATCGATGACACTGCCAAAACTGCGGCGGCGCACACTGAAGGTGGCGCGGTCACAGATGACGGCGGCGAGGATGCAACTTTTGCGCAGAAAACTCTCAGCGCATACGCATTTGACACTGAGTGGCTGCGCTGGTCTGCCGAGTTGAACACAGACAGTGTGTTGAACATGGAAAGCCTGCTTGGCGAATTGCTTGGTGAGCGCATGGGTCGGACTGCCAACACAGCCTTGACCACTGGTTCTGGTTCAAGCGCGGTTGAAGGCATTGTGACAGGTTCGTCACTTGGCAAAACTGCGGCAGCGACTGCGGCTGTAACTGGCGACGAAATCCTTGATCTGATCCATTCGGTCGATCCAGCTTATCGCGCCTCGCCAAGCACTGCGATCATGATGAACGACAGCACTTTGTCGGCTGTTCGCAAGCTGAAAGATGGCAACGGAAACTACCTGTGGCAAATGGGAAACTTCCAAGCCGGGGTGCCTAATTCGCTCCTCGGCTACAATGTTGTGATCAACCAAGCGATGGACAGCTTGGCGACCGCTAAAAAGGTCATGATCTTTGGCGACATGTCAAAATTTTATGTTCGCAAAGTTGGCGCGCCTTCGATCTATGTCGCGCGTGAGCGTTTTGCGCCTGACTTTGGCATTCTTGGTTATATCCGCTTTGATGGTTGCTTGGTTAACACTGCAGCAATCAAGCACATGATCACTGCTTAATTGATATCGGGCGGGGCTATCATGGCCCTGCCCATTCCTTTTTTCGGAAGGTTTTTCAAGATGAAAATTAGAATGTTAACCAGCATGGCGGGTGCCGATTTTTCGCACAACTTTGGCGATGAAATTGAAGTTACCGATGCTGAAGGCAAGCGATATATTGAGGCTGGCATTGCCGAGCCAGTAATCAACGCCACCAAGATTGAACGCGCGGTGAAAAAAGTCGTTAAAAGCAAAGCGACCAAAAAATGACACTGACCGCACAGCACGCACTTGAACTGGTCACGCCACCGTTAGCGCAGCCTATATCGTTGGCCGAGGCCAAGTCGCAACTGCGTGTTGAACACAATGACGATGACACGATCATCTCTCGCCTAATTGGCGTTGCGGTCGCTTATGTTGACGCTACTGGCGCTCTGGGTGCTTGCATGATGACGCAAACTTGGGGTCAATGGCTGGGACAAAACCCCGGCACCGTGACGCTATTGCTTGGCCCTGTGCAATCTGTATCTGCGGTCAAATATTACGACGTCAACAACGCGCTGCAAACCGACACGCTGTCGAATTACAATATTCTCGGCACCAAAACGCGCACAATTGTTGCGCCGAAAAATGGCTTTAATTGGCCGACAACATTTCAGCGAGATGACGCAATTCAAATTCAATATGCGTGCGGCTATGGCGGCACGTCCTACAGTGTCCCCCAGAACGTCCGACACGCGATGATAATGCTGGTGGCTCACCTGTATGAAAACCGCGAGGCCACGCAAGGCGACAAGCTGATATCTGTGCCGTTTGGCTTTGACGAAATGCTGGGACAAAGCCGAGGACATTGGTATGGCTAGGGCAGGATTGCTGCGCGACCGCGTCACATTTCAGCGGCTTGATGCTGGGTCAGACGCATATGGAAACGAATATAACAACTGGTCAGACTTGGCGACACGATCTGCAGAATTGACCGAAAAAACAGGCCAGCGGCAAGTTGAGGGCGGCGCACTGCAAGACGTGGCACGCGCTATTCTGCTATGTCGCTCTGACAGCGTCACAGCGGCCATAACAGCGGCAGATCGCGTGATTGCGCGCGGTATTACTTGGAGCATACAGACGGCAACACAGGCCGACGCCAAAGGCGAAATGCGCGAGTTTGTGCTAGAAAAAGGCGTCGCGTCGTGAAGGTTACGGGCCAGCGCGCTTTATCAAAGCAGCTTAAAAAAATGCCTGACACGGTGCGCGAGGAATTGGAAAAAGTCACGCGCCGATCAACCAAGCGTTATCGTAATTTTGCGCGCAGGATTGCGCCAAAAGCCAGCGGCAAAACGATCAACGCAATTACCAGTCACGTCATGGTCAACGACAACGGCGTTTTAGGTTTTGTCAATTTCAACACAGGCACAAAAGAAAGCGCAATTAGGCAGGTCAGCATTTCGTATGGCGCAACTCGCAAAGATCGCGGATCGATGCAGGGTTATCAATACATCCAAACCACTCGCAATTTCATTGGCGATAAATTCCAGCGCGCAATCAAACGCGCGGTCAAAATCGGAATGGAGAAAGCATAATGGCTGACGGTTTCGGACTTGCGCTGCAGAAAGGTATCCGCACGCGGTTGATTAATTATAGCGATCTGACAGCGCTGATATCGACGCGCGTATATGACGAGCCGCCTGCAGATGTTGTGTTTCCATACCTGCGTTTTGTTGAGGTACAGCCACGCATTTTTGACGTCGATGACAAGACAGGCGCGCGGGTTGATTTAACTATGCGCGCACATTCTCGCAGCGCGTCAGGTCGCGTTGAAGCAACGCAAGTTGTTGAGGCTGTCAGGGCTGCACTGCACAGGCAGGAAGCCAGCGTGACAACGACAGGTTTTAACCTGATTGAACTTATTTTTGATGATTATTTCGCTGAGAGAGACGCCGATGGGCGAGGCTACACAGCCTATATTTCGTTCAACGTAATGATGGAGACCACTTAGGTTTTTCACGCCTTTTCGCGGCTTAGGCACCCGCTCTTGAACGTCGGATGACGTCCATTTTCCCACAGAAGGAGCCACGACAATGGCAAAGCAACTTGGGCGCGGCTTGCTGCTGGCGCTTGGCACAGAGGCCGATGGCGATGCAAACGCAAATGACACTTATACAACAATTGCAGGCATCAATTCAAAGTCTTTAACAATCAACAATTCGCCAATCGATGCAACAACGCCAGTTGATGGCGCTGAAGCTGGCGTGATCTGGTCTGAGAGTTTGTCTGGTCTGAAACAGATGACGATCAGCGGAGATGGCATTTTTGCTGGCACGACCAGCTTGGACGCATTTAACACGCTAGTTCTCTCGGCCAGCCCAATTAGAAACATCAAGATCACTGTGCCAAGTTTTGGGGCATATTATGGCGCGTTCCATGTTGATAGTTTTGAGATGGGCGGCGAGACTGAAGGCGCTGTGACGTTTTCGATCAGCCTATCATCTTCAACATTGGTCACATTCGTCGCTGATTAATGATAACCGCTGAAGCACCAAGAGGGGGCGTTGTCGAAACAATCGGTGACGCCTCTCATTCGTTTGTTTTGCGGAACCGCGAAATTGAGCGTTTTGAGGATAAGCACAGAGGCATTTTTGAACTTTGGGAAGGCTTTTTTGATCGCGGCCAAAAGCCAAATTCAAAAGAAGTGCGCGACTTGCTTGCGCTTGGTCTGGTCGGCGGTGGCAAAAAAGACGCCGAGGCCGATGCAATAATTCAAGCGGCTGGGCCAGAAAGCCTTTTGCGCTTTTATCAGATCGCGCAGGCCGTGCTTGGCGTGGCTTTCATGCCAGACGTCAACGACGAAACAGCATCAAAAAAAAAGTCAGCGAAAAGCCTCGCCGCTTAAACGTGCGGCAGATGATTAAATCGGGAATAATCGCTGGTCTTAAACCTGACGATATTCGCGATATGATCCCAAAAGATGCCTTCTTAGTTTTCCAAGGATGGCAAGAAGCGCACGAACCCGCAACACCAGGATCAGGCGCGCCGACAAAAGCAGAATTAAATCAAATGATGGAGGCTGCGGCCAATGGCAATAAGCGCAGAACAGCTTAATATCATTTTATCTGCGCAAGATAAGGCGCTCACAAAGGCGCTTGATCGCAGCACAAAAAACGTCAACAGATTTGCGAAAAAATCGCAGCAAAATTTAAGCCGTACTTCAAAATCATTTGACAGCTTAGGCAAAGCGGCTCGACGGCTTGCGCCAATTATTGCGGCGGCGGTCAGTGTGGGCGCGGCAAAAAATGCAATAACGCTTGGCAAAGAAATAGGTGATCTTGCGCGCATTGCAGGGGTCGGCGCAGAAGAATTTCAAGAGTTGGCATTTGCGGCGCGCACTGTTGGCATTTCACAAGAAAAACTGTCTGACATTTTCAAGGACATGAATGACCGCGTTTCTGATTTTATTCAGACCGGCGGCGGTCCTATGAAAGATTTCTTTGAACAGGTCGCGCCGTTGGTTGGCGTTACTGCAGAGCAATTCAAAAATCTATCTGGTCCTGACGCGCTGCAACTTTATGTTGATACGCTTCAGAAGGCTGGGGCAAATCAACAAGATTTCACGTTTTATCTTGAAGCAATGGCGTCTGACGCCACCGCGCTTGTGCCGCTGCTGAAAGACAATGCCGCTGGCTTTAAAGAGTTAGGCAAAGAAGCGCGTGACGCAGGCGCAATCATGTCGGCTGACACAATTAAAGCGGCAGGCGAAATGGACAAAAAGCTGCAAACATTAAGCGCAACAATCAGCACAAAATTCTTGACGCAGCTTTCACATTCTGAGAAGGCGCTTGAAAGAATTGTCAAATTTATAACTGAGACAGCAATCCCAGCGTTTGGAAATTTCATTGATTCGGTTGGTGGGATATTAGAACTTGCTGATGAATTAGGCGTTAATTTAAATTCTGATGTAATTTTTGAATTAGACCCAAATGACAACATAAATCGAATCGTAGAGAAACTCGCCGCACTGCGATCTGCAATTGATGATATAGAAGAAAAAGGCGAAAATATGACGGTTGGCGATGCCGCACAGCTTGAAAGTCTTATAGCTACGTTGAACAATCTTGAAGCGCGACGCCTTGAACTGGCGCAAGGCAATCCACTGCGTCCCGGTACTATACGACCTGACGATCAAGAGTCCGGCATTATTCCTGCCAACACAAAGATCGGTGACACGTCGGCAACCGACGCAATTCGTGATCAAGTCAAGGCATATGAGGATTTAGTGCGGTCGCTTAATCCAGCGGTTGACGCGACGATTGCATATGCCGAGCAGCTTCACATCATTAACGCAGAATTAGACAGCGGCAGAATTTCGCAAGATCAGTCGAATGCGCTGATTGACCAAGCGCGTCAAGAAATGCAAAAAGCGCGGCGCGAGGCCAGCAAGTTTGCCAGTGTATTCGAAACTGTTGAGAGCAGCATTGAAAGCAGCATGATGTCGCTGGTGAGTGGCACAATGAACGTCAAAGACGCATTTAAATCTATGGCAGCGCAAGTAATATCAGAACTATATCGCGTTCTTGTTGTGCAGCGAATGGTCAACGCGGCAATATTCGCATTAGGTGGCGGCACTGGCGGGTTTTTTTCATCTATGCTGATGGGTACTCGCGCAGGCGGCGGCAGCGTACAAGCTGGAAACGCATACATGACAGGCGAAAGTGGTCGAGAGCTATTTGTGCCTGCGCAGAACGGCAGGATATTATCACCCGCGCAAACCCGCATGGCAGGTGGTGGCGAGTCTGTCACGGTCATTCAAAATATCAACATTTCAACTGGCGTGCAACAGACCGTAAGGTCTGAAATAAAATCCATGATGCCGCAAATCGCAGATAACGCAAAGGCGGCTGTTTTGGATGCCAAGCGGCGCGGTGGATCATTTGGGAGGGCAATGGCATGACCATATCTTACCCGCTGGCAATGCCCACCGTCTCAAATATCAGATCAATCGAATTGACCGCCACAAACGCAGTCAGCTATTCAAGATCGCCATTTACATTTGCAGGTCAGGCACAAGAATTTGCAGGGAAAATGTGGCAAGCGACCGTCACCTTGCCTGCAATGAAACGCGCAGCCGCTGAAGAATGGATTTCCTTTTTAATCGCACTGCGCGGTCAAGTTGGCACGTTTAATCTTGGTGATCCAATGGCAGAAACGCCCAGAGGTTCGGCGCGCAATGCAGACAACATCTCAATAAATGGCGCGCTTACAAGCGGCTCAGAAATTGTAATGGATGGCGGCGTTCAAGACCAAACTGGTTATCTAAAGGCTGGTGATTATTTGCAAATTGGAACAGGTCCGACGCAGCAACTTTTCAAAGTTTTGGCTGATGCAAACACAAATGGCACTGGTCAAATAACTGTCGATGTCTGGCCCAATGTACGCACTTCGATTGCAAATGACTCGTTGGTTACAGTGCAATCAACCAAAGGATTATTTCGATTGCAAACAAATGAAACTATTTTCAACGTAAATGAAATGGCAGTTTATGGGATAACATTTGCCTGCATCGAGGCCGTCTAAATGAGCCGCGATATTAGCACTGCAATATCAACCGCGCTTGACGATACCGTCATTAAACCGTTTTTTGCTGTTGAATTGTTATTTGACGGCAATAAGGTTTTGCGTCTGTGGACGGGCCTTGGAACGCTTGTTTATGAGGGCAATGATTGGGCTGGGGCTGGGTCGCTTCTGAACGTTTCCTCAGTAGAGGAAACTTCGGATTTGGGCGTTAGGGGGGCCGTGTTAAGCATGTCGGGCGTGCCGACAGAGATCATCGCCTTAGCACTCACTGAACCCTACCAAGGCCGCGTGTGCAATCTTTATTTTGGAATAAATCCAGATAGCGCACAAACCAGCTTACTTAAAATTTTCTCAGGCTACATGGATCAGATGAATATTCAAGAAGATGTTGAATCGTCAACAATCGAGTTGGCCGTTGAGAACAAATTGATTGATTTGGAGCGCGCGCGCACAGCCCGATTTACGTCAGCTTATCAAAAGTCTGTTTATGCTGGTGATCTTGGTTTGGACTTTGTTGAAGACCTGCAAGACAAGGAAATTGTCTGGGGTCGCAGTGCAGACTAAATATGCACAAGAATTTTTAGTTTCGTGCCGCAACGAGGCGCAAGTTTTGATTCAACAGCATTGGCAAGAAATTGCTATGCACAAAAGCAAAATCAAACTCAATCCAAATTGGGAAGCTTATGAGGCGCTTGAAGCATCTGGGCAACTCTCAATTTTCACTGCGCGGCTAAAGGGCGAGTTGGTCGGTTATTTTGTAACGGTAAGCACGCCAAACCCGCATTATATGGATCACGTTTTTGCGGCAAATGACGTTCTGTATTTATCTCCAATTGCGCGACGTGGCTGGGCTGGTTTGGGTTTAATTAAATTTGCAGAGCGGTGCCTGCGGGATGATGGAGTAAGTGTCATGTCGATTAACACAAAAGTACATCGCCCATTTGACGCGGTTTTAAAACGACTTGGCTTTGAGCAGGCCGAGCGGGTTTATACAAAATTTCTAGGTGATAACTGATGGCAGTTACCGCAACAGTTTTTTCGGTTGCTGGCTTTAAAGCTGCAGCAAGTTTCTTCCTACCGAAACTGATTGGCATGTTATTTCGGCATCTAGTCGTAAGTTTTGTTATGAAAGCTCTCGCGCCAAAGCGAAAATTTGGCAACCCAGAGGTGACAAATCGCGGGTACAATGTAACTGCAACAGGTTCGGCACTCGATCACCAGATCGTATATGGTAAAATGAAGGTTGGTGGCGTGCGTTTGTTTGATCACACAACTGGTGCCAATAATAAATATCTGCATCGTGTTTTTGGTTTTGCAGGTCATGAAATAGAAGAATTTGAAACGATTTACATTAACGACGAGGTGGCAACAATTGACGCAAATGGCAACGTTACAAGTCCGGAAAAATATGACGGGGTCATAAACATATTCCCGCATTTAGGCGCGGCTGATCAGTCCGCAGACGCTGGGCTAGTTAGCGAGGTCGAAGATTGGACGGCTAATCACAGATTGCGCGGAATTGCCTATTTGTATTGCAAATTAGACCATCAAGCGGACAAGTTTCCAAACGGCTTGCCCCAAATTACTGCAATTATCAAAGGCAAAAAAGTTTATGACCCGCGTACAGCCGCAACCGCTTGGTCAAATAATCCAGCACTATGCGTGCGCGATTACATACTGTCAGCAGGCTATGGGCTGGGCGAGGCTGTGGCTAACATTGATGACAGTTCAGTCACGACGGCAGCAAATATATGCGATCAGACCAACACGACAGCATCGACATTGCGATATACTTGCAACGGTGCTTTCACAACTGCAATTGAGCCAAACAGGCTTTTGGAAAACATTTTGTCATCAATGTTTGGTACGCTTTGGTACTCTCAGGGCAAGTGGCGAATGAAGGCTGGAGCGTTTACCTCGTCGGTATTGTCGCTTGATGAAAACGATCTGCGCAGCGCCATAACAGTTGCAACACGGCACAGTCGGCGTGACAACTTCAACGAAATAAAGGGCACTTTTAGAGGCGAAGAAAGCAATTACCAAGTGACAGATTTTCCGCCCGTCACAAATACTGCGTTTGTCACTACTGACAACGGTCAGGTCAGTGCCGCTGACGTCGAACTTCCATTTACAGACACTTCGATTGAGGCGCGCAGGATTGCTCGAATTATGCTGGAAAGCAACCGTCAACAATTAACGGTCAAAGCATCGTTTGGAATGCGCGCGCTTGCGTTGCAGGTTGGCGACACAGTCACAATCACAAACGAACGCTTTGGCTGGTCTAACAAGCTTTTCCAAGTTGCTGAATGGACGTTTGGATTGGGCGATCAACTTGGTTTTGAAGTCGATATGACTCTCAAAGAAACAGCCGCCAGCGTTTATGACGAATTTGACGATGGCGTCATTTACGAACGCGACAACACAACATTATTGTCACCGTTTGAGGTGCCGAGTGTCGGAATTAGTTTAAGCAGCGAAGTGCGCACAGTGCGCGGCAAAGCTATGTCAGTTCTGCTCGCAGATATTACAGCTTCTAGCGATCTGATCGATCAAGTCGAAGCGCAGTTTAAGAAATCAAGCGATACAAACTATTCTCCGCTGTCTGTATCAAGCGGCTATACCGGCACGCTGCGCGCCGAAAGCTTTGGTATCGTTGATGGTTATTATGACGTGAGAGCCAGAGCAATAAATGCTTTGGGCGTGCGCGGCGAATTCAACACTGTATCAAATTTTTATGTTGACGCGTTGGGCGCAATTCCTGCCGACGTGACAAACTTCAGCGGCAATGTTGTCTCGTCTACGTTGCACCTAAATTGGACGCCTGTCCCTGATCTTGATCTTGCATACTACAATATCAGATATTCAAATCAGATTAGCGGCGCAACTTATTCATCGTCTGAAGATTTGGCGCAAGTTGTGTCCAGCACGTCCAGCATATCTGTGCCTGCAGTTTCTGGAACTTATTTTATCAAAGCGGTTGACGCATCGACAAGCGGCTCAAATGTGTCAGCAAATCCAACCAGCTTTATCGTCACAAATGTTGATATCAATGATTTAAATGTCGTTGCCACGTTGACGGAAAATCCGTCGTTTTCTGGGTCCAAAACTAGCACAGTTAAAGACGCGGAAAACAATTTGCTACTGACGCAGTCAGGCGGATCGTTTGCGGCTGAGGGAATATATTACTTCGCCAACTCAATTGATCTTGGACAAAAATACACAAGCCGAATTTCAAGCAATGTCACCATGTTGCGATTTGATCAGACCGACACGTTTGATTCCGCGTCTGGTTTTTTTGACAGCCGCGCGGGATTGTTTGACGGTGATCCAAATGCGTTTGATGACGTGTCATTCCAAATGCAAGAACGGCATACAGATGACAATCCGAGCGGGTCGCCAACATATACAAATTGGTCGCCGTTTACAATCAGCGACATTGCAGCACGCGCATTTCAATTTAGGATAAAATTGCAAAGTACAAATTCGCAAGCATCGCCGTTGATTAGCACGTTGTCTGCAACTGTGGACATGCCTGACCACACCGCCGCTGAAAGCGATATTAGTTTCACTGGCAGCAAAGCCGTAACATTTGCCAAAGCATTCAAATCAACGCCGTCAATTGGGCTGTCGCTGGCAAATCTCGCAGATGGCGACAGATACACGATCACAAGCAAGTCGCGAACAGGCTTCACGATCAACATTTTAACGGGCAATTCAGCCAGCACAAACGCGATCACGATGGATTATGTCGCGAAAGGCTTCGGCAAGGAGATCACATGAGCCAGCACGATTTTAATATCGGGAACCAGTTATTCCCAGCGACACGCACAGACCTAAATAATGCCCTAGTCGCGCTGGCGTCAAATTCTTCTGGCGCGTCGGCACCATCGACTACGTATGCAAATCAATTCTGGTATGAAACCGACACAAACAAATTGAAAATCCGAAACGAGGCAAATTCCGATTGGATTGAAATTGCCACGCTTGATCAGTCGGGCAATTCTGTGCAATCAATCACTACTGCGGGTTTGACACTTGGATCAACAGCAATCAGCGCAACTGGTGTTGAAATCAACCAACTGGACGCGATTACGCGCGGGTCGATTCTATACGGCAACCCAAGCGGCGCAACAGCGCGGCTATCGGCTGGCAATGCTAATACTATACTTAAATCGGACGGAACTGATATTTTTTGGGCGGCTTCTCCAACCGCTGCGACAACACTTACACGAGGTCAAATACTTTATGGCAATCCGAGCGGAACAACAGCCGCATTGTCGGCGGGGGCCGCTAATCAAGTTTTAACTTCAAACGGGCAGGATATTTCTTGGGCGCAAGCCAGTAGTAATATTAGCACAACACTTGGCGCTGTTGGAACATACGCATTCCTTCGAGGTGGCGTAAACTCAACCGAAGGAACTGATCCGGGGGCCACTAGGGCTGGAAGCACGCTAATCTGGTCAGACACAGAGGACAATTACGAGACTTCACCCGCACTTAGTGGCACATGGCGATGCATGGGCCATCATAACCGATTTGCATCAAGTACATTATTTGTCAGGATTTCATAATGAGTATTACAATCACACAGGTCCGCAACGCACAGTCACTTCAAGCGGATAATCTTAGTATGGACGTTGAAATTAATCATCCGCAATTCGGCTGGATACCGTACACTTTAAATTCTGCTGACACTGACACAACCATCGACAATGATCAGATCATGTCTTTAATTGGGACCGAGTTTCTGGCTTATGTTGCGCCAACAACCGAAGAGATAAACGTCGCACTAGCTGCTCAAGTGAGAGCCGAGCGCAACGAAAGACTAGCGGCGACCGATTGGCGTGCGTCTCAAGATGTCACTATGTCAACTTCATGGCGCGATTATCGACAGGCGTTGCGTGACATACCGCAACAAACAGGGTTTCCCAATGATGTAACTTGGCCAATTGAGCCTAACTGATGCCTGATATTCCAGAGCGCGTAGGTCAGCTGGAAAAGGACATGGTAGCCTTGCAAACGACCGTTCAAATTCAAACCAAAGAACTATTCACGCGCATCAAGAAACTTGAAAACGTGTTGATTGCATCGACAGGCGCGATCTTGCTGACGTGCGTTACGATCTTGATAAAGATGCAGTGACATACGTATTTATTCTAATTTTATGGCAAGGAATTGGAACTGATCGGCAAATCATAGCAGAGGTTGAGTTTTCCAGCCTGCAAAATTGCCTAATTGCAGCGCAGTTGATTGTTAAACGATACGGATATGAGACGCCAAAGGATCGCGCGCTGGCTTATTGTGTGCCAAAGCGGGTCAGCCCAGAAGCATAAGCGAGGCTGAGCATGGACCCGATCACCATTGCAATGACGGCTTTTGCCGCAATCAAGACAGGCGTCAAAATAGGCAAAGACACGCAGTCGATGATGAAAGACGTCGGCGCAATGTGGGGCGCAATTGACGAAGTTCGCAACCAGCATAAAAAGAAAAAAGCATCGCCATTTACGTCGGCCAGCGAGGAAGCACTTGAGACATTTGCCGCGCTGAAAAAGGCAGATGACCTAGAAGAAAACTTAAAAAAAATCGTTATACAAACTCGCGGATTTTATGCTTGGCAAGAACTCTTAAAGTTGAGAGGTCGGATTAAGCGGGAACGTATCGAAGCAGAAAAAGCAAGGCGCGCAAAAATGCAGCAACGAATTGAAATCGGCGCGGCGGTTGCGCTGTTTATTTTGCTTTTGGCTTGCATGATTTGGGGCGTATGGATGTTTTTGACATGATCCCAGCGCTTGTGCTGTCGGTAACGTTGGCTGGGGTGGCAACGCCAGAATATACCGAGTGCAAACTTGCCAAACGCATCACCGTCTATGGCGAAAAAATTTGTGTTTATGTTTATGCAAATGGCGGGACACAACTGCATTACCCAACACGATCTTGGCGTGAATGCCCCTCTCGGTTCATGTGCAAATATTCCCCAGCTAAAGACAAAGGCCCAACGCTCAAAGAAACATTGGACGCATTGAAGGGACAGTTTGAATGACACCAGAGAAATTAGACGCGTGGCGCATCGTGCCGCGCCTGCTGATCGTCAGCTACATGATTGTATTTTACCAGACCTGTAATTGGTTTATGGCGCTGGATTTGCCAAATAATGCGCAGGCTGGATTTGTCAGCGTCATTGTTGGCGCGGGTGCGGCTTGGTTTGGCCTGTATCTTAATGGCAATGCAAAGAAATGATTGGCGCATTGATAGGGCCGCTGACGTCACTGGTCGGATCTTGGATGGATCAGAAAGCAGAGCAGCAGCGCGGCAAGCAAACTGTCGCCAGAGTAAAGGCCGAGAGCGAGGCCGCTGTTTTGGTGAGCGCCGCGACCAGCACAGCCGATTGGGAAAAGCTGATGGCCGAGGGGTCAAAGTACAGCCTTAAGGATGAATTTTTTAGCGTAATACTAGCGGCTCCCTGCATCCTAGCCTTTTGCGGCGAGTGGGGCCGCACAATTGTTGCCGAGGGTTTTGTGGCGCTGGAAGCCATGCCAGAATATTACCGATATTTTCTAGGTTGTGCCATTGCCGCCAGCTTTTCTATTCGCGGTGCCACTAAGTTTATGAGCCGTCCAAAATGACCAGCGACAAGGTCATTCCGCTGCATCCCCCTAAATCCGACATCGATGAGCAATGGCATCAATTAGAAGCGCAGCAAAAACAAATCAAAGAACAATTGTTAAAAATTTTGGAGACAAAGCCCAAATGAGAAACATCACAGAAATCGTAATTCACTGCACAGCGACACGACCAAACTGGTATCAAGACAAGTCGGTTGAGGATGTTGTAAAAGAGTTGACGCGCTGGCACACGGAAAAGCCGCCAAACGGCAGAGGTTGGTCGGATTGCGGTTATCATTACGTCATTCACAGAGACGGCACGGTCGGCACTGCGCGACCTGTTCAACGTTCTGGCGCGCACTGTAGAGGGCGCAATAAGCAATCAATAGGCATCACACTATGCGGCGGTCGTGGCGGTGAAAGCACAGATAAAATTCTGGATAACTTTACGGCAGATCAGGAAACTGCGCTGCGTGATTTAATTGGCGATCTAAAAAAAGATCACCCCAAAATACAGAATATCTCAGGGCATAATCAGTGGTCGAATAAAGCATGTCCATGCTTCAGCGTGCGCGAGTGGTTGCGCTAGTCAGGCCATTGCGGCGGTCGATACCCGTCTAGCATCCATTGCAAAACTTGCATGGCAATCGGGTTCACAGGCCGCGCATCACCCTCGCTTTCCCAGCGTCGAACTGTGCGCGGGTCTGAGTTGAGGATGTGTCCCAACTGAGTTGCAGATAGGCCCAGCTTGCGCCGAGCCTGTTTAAATTCAGTGGGGGTCATTGGCCTGTCTCCCGTAGTGCGCTTTCGCTTGCTGGTGAAAAACCAGATGCTAACTCATGCCTGATAAAACCAATCACGCCGCGCAGCGTGTCTTGATCCCAAACAACCACTGTGCATGTGGATGAGTTCCAAGCCATCTTGGGCGGTGCATCAAACGCAACGCGCCAATCAAGCCAACTATCTTGGGAAGCGTCAACCTCGACACCGTGCGGCGCGCATATGGCCCGTAGCTTTTCGATGGTCTTGTTCATTGTGTTAACCCCTCAACAATAGCGGCAACCTCGGCGGTGAAGTCAGGGTTTATGTCCCAATCGGCTGGGCCACCAATATACAGCGGTGCGGTGATTACGTGCGGTACATTGTAGTTGCCAATTTCGCCAGTGTAGAACGTTGTTGGTTTGGTGCTTGTCGCATAACTGTCTTTGTCAATTCTGCCGACATAATTGTTGCCAAGCGTTACAAGTTTGTTTGTATAAACGGTTAATTTTAGCATTTGTGTCTCTCCTTAGATGGGCTTGATTGCCCGTGTTGATGGGCGGTGGGGCCGAAGCCCCTCTTGCTTATTTATGGTCACGGATATGTTTTTTTGCTTCTTCGATTGTTTTACATTCGTAAACCCAACCGCCAACGGCTACGCTGAAAGTCCCATTGTCTTCTTCAAAGATTTGGTGACCATAATATAACATTTCGTCTCTCCATGTGTGGGCTTCATTGCCCTATGCATCTAATATAGGGCCAATGGCCCGACATTGCAAGGGGGTAAATAAAAATAATTTCACTACCACTGCATTTTATTTAGACATTCATCCCAGCATAAAACGCAGCCGCCATTAAAGCGGCACTGACTGCGCCATATAGCGCCTTGCGCGGCAGCTTCACCGATATGCTGTCATCAGGTCGTTCTGGCGGCAGAGGCGCAGGCCACATGCTGTCAGGCTGTGTCATGATTTCATCGATCTTTGCGCGCATAATCGGGTCTTGCAGTTTTGGCGCTGGTGATCTGCGCTTGCGCTTGGCTGGCTTGGCAATCGGCTTTAAAAACAGGTCACCACGCAGCACCATAATTGACAATCTATTTTGAATTGCCTTACGGCTGCGGCCAAGCGTTTCAGCAATATAGTCAACCGATCTGGCTTGGCTGTTCAAGTCGATTAGCGTTTTCTCTTCGTCAGGCGTCCAAGTTGTATTTGATTTGGCTGTTTTGACGTTTTTCATTTATTTTTCTCCAATTTTAATTTGCCAAGCGAGTCAGATCGCAGATACCCGCGCATCATTATATTTTGACACATTTTCCACGCGGCGTTCTTTGATCTGCCTGTCATGTCAGCAACCGCTTGATAGGTTGGGCATTTACCATGCGTTGCGTGATATGCTGCAATCACTGACAAAACGACCGATTGCTTGCGTGTGAGCTTAGTGGACATGGCGAGGCAACGGGTTGCATTCGACTGACTCTTTGTTGGGATCATTTACCACCAAAACAAATTCAAATTTGTCAGTCACGATACGATCATATCCATCTTCTTTAAAATATTTTGCAACCTGGTCGCTAACAGCGTCCTTTAACTTTGTCGCCAAAGTTTTTTGATTTTGGCTTGATTTCGGATCTTCGATAATTGCCTGCCAATCTGTCCATTGATCGCCAAAGCTGTCCATTTCAAGGCGGGATTCCTGAAAGATTGTAACGGTTTTCATCGCAAAACCCCCCCGACGTTATCTGCATAACATTGGTCGATCAGCGCGCAGCCTGCCCAACTGAATGCGATCATACCAATAAATATTCCCGCCACCGCCACAAATTCCATTAGGATGGTCAATTTGTTGTAACTATCCTGTGTAGCTCTATGGGGTTCTGTGGGGGTCGTTTGGCACAACTTTTCACACAAGTTGTTGATATTGCTAGATTGCGGCAGTCCTGCCGGGGTCGCCATTAACTTTTTAAACATTTGATAACACCATCTTTTTTTTGTTGTTGTAACTGATTACCTCGTCTGTTGTAACTTTTCACCCCCCGACAGCGCGGCGCGCCTGTTGTATTTTTTGATGTATCTCTCAATTTCTTTTAAACTTTCGTGGCCAGTCCAAGCGCCGATCTGCACGCTTGTTGCGCCCAACTCAGCCCAGCTAATTGCGCGCGACTTGCGCAGGCCATGTGCTGTCCTGTTATCCAGCCCAACCTCCCGCGCTTTGCCAGCAAACCAATTGCTGACCGCGTGTTCTGACCGTGACGCGCCTTTTTTGGTGCAAAGGTATGTCATGTGCTTAACAGGCTGCGCATCAATGCTGGCGTGCAACATCCGCAAATCGTCAGCGTCGGCCGACGCAAAGTCAGGCAGTCGCCGCGCAAATGGCACGTCAACAGGTCCACCAGTTTTGCCCTGTTTGAAACTTAGCCAGCCGTCACGCGTAACATGACCGCGACCAAGTTTGACCGCGTCGCCAATCCTTGCGCCTGTCCAGTAAAGCAATTCCATGCACAGCCGCTCAGAGCGCGCCAGAGGGTACATCTTGCGGAAATGGGCTATATCGTCCAGCGACCAAGGCTCATGGCCATCAGAGGCCGCGACAGCGTCTTTATTAATGCCGTCAGTCGGATCAGCTATTCCATATTCTTTGACTATGAATTTTGCAAAGCCGCGCCACATTTTTAAATGATTGCGTTGAGCATGACCAGCAAAACGCGACAAATCTTTTTTGACGTGTTTTTGCTCTAGGCCGCACACTTGCGCAGTGCCGTATAAATCAATCACACCGTCCAGCCGAACACGCCTGATTGATCTTGTGGCAACCGCCAGTAAACCAAATTCATGCGATGATTTATATTTCACAGCCGCCTCGGCCAAACTGCCGACATAAACTGGCTGCTCAACAACATCTTGCGACAGCCAATTCAAATAATAATTATACGCGGCTGCATAGGCCGTGACAAAGCGATCATCGCGCGAATGGCAATCTGGCATTTTCCAGACGTCGGGCAACTTGCCGCGATAACCTTTAGGCCGAAAATAATACCGATCGTGGCCGTTTTTGTGCGGTCGTGTGTTGGCTCTATTTAGCCACTTGTACCAAATATCTGATCGCATTTCTCTGGACCTCGCGGTTTCTTAACGGTCGCTTTAGGCAAGCCGCGCGCAGCTTTTTTAATATCGACCCGCAAATATTTTTCGCGGCCAGCCAACATGCGCGGCGCAGGTATTGATTTGCTTTGTTCTAATTTTGCAAAGTCGCTCTCGGAAACGCCCAACATTTTAGCCGCCTCCTTTTTCGTTAGAAGTTCTGGCTTTAGTTTCGTTGGCATTTAACTCACCTTTACATGTACTATTTAATTCACCGCGTTTGAAGTAATTTCGAACACTTGTTGGATGCCAAATTTTATATTGGGCATCACCGCTCTTAAAGGTAATATATTGTTGTAGTTCTTCGTCGTAAATTGTGTTGAATGGTGCCGATATTCCGAGCTTATTTAGGCGGTCAGACATTGAGCGATACGACAAACCTTGCGCGCGCATATCTTTCAAATGGCTGTTATACAGCGACATGGTGCGTTCAAGCACTTTTTTCGATTTTGCTTCTTGTGCCTTGGATGGATCGGGCGCGCCAAGTTTGCCGATCATATTGCCAGCGTGGCTGATGTGTGCCTTGCCAGACGCTATGTCTGTTCTGATCTGTTGAAGTGCTGCGCGCGTTTTGCCAGCAATTACCTGTATGTCATCTGACGCAAATTCAACTGCGTGATGCAGATTTTCGCGCGTCAGGCTTGGCATCTCAATAATTCGGAAATCAAACGATTGCTGTTGCAACCAAACCAAACTTTCTAATTTGCGTTTTGCGCACTGCCGCGCGTTTAATGTGACAACCGGCGCGTCGTTGTTGTGCGCGTATTGAATTGCACGTTTTAGAACTGGCCGATCTTCTGGGTGCAACTCGCAATTTTGCGTTTGCTCAACAAACATTTTTGTTTTTTCAAAATGTTCGTCTGTATATGTACGCATTTTATTGCGCATTTCGTTCGTCGCGTCTTGCCGCATATATGCAGCGCATAGATTTTGCATTTTGATCCATTCCCTTAATCCATTATTATTGTATAAAAACAATGTGTTAGGGGGGGGGGCGGTTGGTGGGTCTTGCCAGCTTGACGATGAAACGTACATTCCGCCAGCCAACGCATATGAACTTTTGCGTTTGTCTAATGAATTAAACCTGCGCACGGCTGATCCTTTGGTGCCTAAATGCAGCCACCCGAAAGAATATATTGCGCTTTTAGATATCATTTTAGTATCGATTCTCCAATCTGTTCCACTTTTAATGCACATAGATTTATAGTATGCAAGTCTAAAGTCCTAAGATGGTAGATAAATATGACAGATAAAAAACAGTTTAACGTGACGCTTCCAGCAAACATAACTAAAGAAATGCGGATAAAAGCAGCGCAAAACAGTCATTCATTGGCGGATGAAACCGAATTAGCACTGCGCCAATGGCTGCAAATTGATGATGATCTACTGCCAGCGCGGGTCAAAGCGGCGGGACAGGTGGCATAGCAAAATGGTCAACTCTCGGAACAAAGGCAGCACTTTTGAGCGCGATATAGGAAAAAAGCTGTTTGATCAGACAGGCTTAACGTTTGAACGAGAATTAAATCAGTATCGCCAATCTGACCTTGGTGATTTGCTATGTCACGACCAAAACTGGCCGTTTGTAATTGAGTGCAAAAGATACGCAAATGGCAATCACGCACAAACTGCATGGCTAGAACAAGCAAGCCGAGCCGCCAAGGTCGCAGGCAAATATCCAGCGGTTGTGTACAAGTATGATCGTCAACAAATACGGGTCAGCATACCTTTTGACGCCTTTGCTGAAGCATTAGGCGGCGCTTGTACTGAGCCAGAGAATGCCGATTTGACATTTAGCGGGTTTTGTTACGTCGCGCGTGAATTGATGGCTGTCAGGGCGCTTGGATGAAATGCCCAGATTGCGAGGATGGCTGGGTTGAGCGCGAAATCTACCACAAGCAATCTTTCAATCTGGACACTGGATATATTGAATTAATCAGGTCGCGCGAATGTGAAAATTGCGGCGGCACTGGGGAGATAGAGGATGACGATGATAACCTATGAAACAAACGACGCATATCACGCGCACTCAAGTATAGGTTCAACCAGTGTTAAAAAGGTGCTGTCATCAACCGTCGCACACTGGCGGCATGATGAATTTAAACCATCGCCAGCAATGCAGATCGGCTCAGCTGTGCACGCGCTATATCTTGAACATGAAAAACCGCTTGTTATAAAAGGTCCAGAAACCCGGCGCGGTAATCTTTGGAAAAACCTTGAACAGCATTTACAGCCCGACCAGGTGCTATTGACCGAGGCCGACTATGATAAAGCCGTCGCCATGCGTGACGCGCTGCATGACAACCGCGACATGCAGCAGCTTTGGCAGCAGGACGGTTGGACGCGCGAAGCATCGATGTATGTTGATTGCAAAGAAAGCGGTCTTAAACTCAAAGTAAAATCGGACGCATTTAACAAAAAACTAAAAACCATGATCGACGTGAAAACCTGCGTCAGTGCAGCCCCGCGCGATTGGGTCAGCCCATATGGGCCATTCAATAAATTTTTGTACAATGTGCAGGCTTGTTTCTACATGCACGTTGCAAATCTGTGCGGCGTAGAGATCAATAAATTCTGCATATTTGCGGTCGAAAATACACCGCATCACGCAACGGCTGCATATACAATATCCAAGCAAACAATTGACGGAGCAAGGCCGCTGATGTTTGCCGCGCTGGCTCAAATTAAAGAGGCGCAGGACAGCGGAAACTATAAAACTGGCTGGGATGGGTGGACAATCTTGTAATTTATGTGCAAGTCTATACGTCTATAAAAATAGAAGGGGAAACCATGAAATTTACGACTATGAAAATTAGCCCAAAAATGGCTGAAACTCTTTTGAAAACTAACAACAACAACCGAGCCAAATCAACGGTTGTAATTAAAAACTACGCACGTGAAATGAAACTTGGTCGATGGAGTTTAACGGCAGAACCAATAATGGTCACGGAAAGTGGCGAATTGATTAACGGCCAGCATCGACTTGAGGCGGTTATTGTCAGCGGAATGCACATTGATTTTACAGTAGCAACAGTGCCAGACACGTCAACTTTTCGTGTGCTAGATATGGGGCGAAAACGCAGTCACGCCGACATCCTTGGCATCCCTCGATCTATTGCAAATTCATTGAATACGATTTTAAGGACAGTCCCAGAATTTAAACAGCCCAGCACTTACGACACTTCCACACTAGAGCAATCATACATCGGCAGTTTACTGTATGAAATCGACGATTACGTAAAACCAAAAGGCAGACTTTGGGGAAAAACGCAAATCAAAGTTGCTTGCGCGCTGTCAATTATTATTGATCGATGTGAAAAAGACAGAGCGTTTGATACCTATAGAAAAGTTTGCCACATGCCTATGAGCTGGTGGCACCCATTACTGTTAGATTTTTATAGATATGTGGCAGAACATCCTAACCCACGCATCATGTCAAATGAGTATCTCTATTCAAATGAATATTTTTCGCGGGGTTTCTATTGTTTTCAGAATTTGAATACCTCGCGAAAACAAGTGGTTCTCAGGAAAAGTTTTGTTGAGAGCATCAAGCCTGAAATTACTGAAGCAATAAGATTCAGGATGACCGCTCTCGGAAGTAATCCACAAACTCAAGCTGAATTGTAATTATTTTTGTGCTATCCATGCAAGTCTAAATGTCTAAACGAAGGAGAGAAAATTGGCGTCAGATTTTAAGAAAATTTTGGTAAAAGACGTGTTGTTCCAATATCCTAAAATGGATCAAACATATCAATGGGACAGCGTTGAAAACCGATCTGTGCCATGTGCGCAGGGTGCGCAAAATGCAGTATGGTCAATTGGCTTTATGGTCAGCGCAGAGCAAGCAAAAGAAATCACCGACCAATGCAAGCAGCACTACAACGAGTGCAAAGCGCGCAATCCAACGCTGGGCAAATTGTCTAAAGTCTTTGGAATGAAAAAAAACGATGACGGCACAGTCACATTTTCAGCCAAGCGAAATGCAATAAAGAAAAAAACAGGTGAGCCAAACAAAGAACCTGTAATAATAGATGGTAACAAGCAACCGCTGGCAGATCGTAGGTTTTGGAGTGGCAGCACCGGAAGTTTGAGTATTCTTATTTCGCCGCAATATGACCCAGATAAAAATCTGGGCATCTCAATGCTGGTCGGCACTGTGCAAGTGGTCAACGCTATCTATGGCGATGCAGGCGACGATTTTGACGTTGTGGCGGGATCAGTTACCCGCAACGAAACACCGCCAAATGACGATCCATTCGGTCTGTCAAATCAATCAACGCCAAGCGCGCCTGCGCCGACACCAGATTACGATCTGGATGATGAAATCCCGTTTTAAAAAATGTCATCAATCCGCAAATATGCCAGCGCAGCACACCGCAAGATCGCGAAGATGATCGGGTTAGCCCTGATCGCTAACGACAGTCACGCTTGGCTGCAAGTCAAGTTGCTCCTGCGCGTGCATCTAAGCGCACAGGAGCGCGCTGCGTTGGCTTTTGCGGCCATGTCATCACTAGATAAAGATCAGCGCGCAGCGGTCGCGCGGTCAACTATACCAAACAGCCAAATCGGCGCGCCATTGCCAACTCTGGATGACCTCAAGGATGACGCAGCTTGGTGGACCAGCAATGCCGATGACAGCGAACTGCAAGTCTACCTGATGGCTTGCTTTAACGCGCTCGACGATCAAAAGCAGCGCGCATTTAAACAACATATACAAACGAGGGAAGCGGCATGACAGAAATACACAGTTTTGCCCAGATTGATCAGTCTTTAAGAGCAATCGGCACAGGCGAGGAAAGTGCAAAAAAGCGCAAATTATTTGCCAGCGCAGACCTATTTGAAAGCAGGCCAATCAAGCCGCGTGAATGGCTAATTGAAAACTTTATTCCAAACAACACGGTGACTTTGCTCGGCGGTGATGGCGGCAGCGGCAAGTCGTTGCTTGCAATGATGTTGGCAGTGTCCACAGCGGCGGCACAGGACGTCAAATGGCTGGGTCGGCTACCCGTGCAAGGTCCAGCAATATACGTCGGCGCAGAGGACGATATTGACGAAATGCACAGAAGATTAAGCGACATTAATGAGGCCAGCATGATCGGCTTTACCGATCTGAAAAATATGCACATTTGTTCGTTGGCAGGCCAAGACGCATTGCTGGCGGTTGAAAACCCAAAAACAAAAACATTGCAACCAACCCCGCTATTTTTTGAAATACGCGACAAAATTGAAGCCGAGCGACCAAAGCTGGTCGTATTTGATACGCTGGCCGACCTATTTGGAGCCAATGAAAACGACCGTGCATTAGCGCGCCAATTCGTCGGGATGTTGCGCGGGTTGGCAATTCAGTTTCAGTGCGCGGTCGTATTGTTGGCACATCCATCACTGTCAGGCATGTCAAGCGGATCAGGCACCAGCGGATCAACAGGGTGGAATAACTCGGTCAGATCGCGGCTATACTTAGAGCGCATCACAGAGGATGGCTACGAGCCAAACCACTTGGCGCGCCGCCTGTCGGTCAAGAAAAACAACTACGGCACCACAGGCGACGAGATCACCATGACCTACGATAGCGGCGTGTTCAAAGCCGACAAGGTGGAAGCTGGCTTGGATAAAATGGCATCAAGCGCCAAAGCCGAGCGCGTATTTCTGAAACTTTTGCAGCAAGTCAATGAGCAAGGACGGCGGGTCAACGCATCCGCTGGGGTCAACTTTGCGCCGAAATTATTCAGCGAAATGCACGACAATGAGGACGTCGTAAAACGAGGTTTCAAGCGTGCGATGGAAGCACTCTTAGCCAAAGGCACAATCAAAATTGTCAACGATACATCCAACAAAAATCGGCACAGACAGCACATTGAGAAGGTAAAACCATGAAATTCTCAAAAACTGATAAAACAGGTCAAAAACGCTGCAAACCCTATGCAAACCTATTGCAAACCCCCTGCAAAGTCGGTGTACACACTATACCCCCCAAAAAGCTGCAAACCCCCTGCAAACCTATTGCAAACCCCCTCCATACCCGCTGTACACACCACCCCCACACCCCCTATAGGGTTTGCACCCCCACTTGGGCGGGGATGACCCAAGGATGAGTATTGTTGACGGTATAAAATTCATACTGTCTCAGCACGGTTTTGATGCCACCGTTTCTATGCGTGATGGTTTCTCAGTTGATCTTTCTTCTAAGCAAAAGTTCGCGCCTGACGCGGCTGATCTACAGCCCGATATATTCGAGGCGTTCTTGGCATCTGTGCCAATCAATGACGAACTGGGCGGTATAGCCAATCGTCGCAAAACTCTGCGCAACCCTGACTTGACCAAATGGCAGGACGATCAGCGCGCATCAATCATTTTCAGAAAAGCAGAAATCGAAAAGGAGCAGGCGAAATGAAAAAACGGTTGCCACCGATCTTTGAAAAAATGCGGTTCAAGCTGGGCAAGGAACACGCGCCAATGATGGTGATGGATTTGATTTGTAGAAATAAAGATGCACAGGAGGTTTTTGACTATGTTAACGATAATTGGCCGGATCGTGGAACGGACTTATTTGAAGATTACAAATTCGTCGATACACCGTCGCTATCTATAATTAATAATTACATGAAAATTCAAAAATTTAAAAATCCTTACAAAATATGGACAGAAGGTATTTCAATCATTGATTCGAAAAAAAATTATTCTTTAGCCTTTACCTATGATGAGATTGCAAATCCTCAAGCATTACTAAAGGAATTACAGTCGGTCGTTAAAGATAGAACATTAATTCGTCATGCAATTGCTAATTTGTCAGAATATTTCTTTGATAATTTTGGAAAAATTTGTTGCGTAAAATGGACAACTTTTTCACCGCATGGCAAAAATAAAATTGTGAATTGTACTATCTTAAATTTTACAACTGCGGAAATAATAGCCAACAAAAATTTTTGGAATAATATTCTGAAAAATCTCAAAATGACTCACACAGAATATGAATACTCAGTGAAAAAACAGGCTGTAAACACTATTTCTAATTTAGTTCATATTTTGCGTGCATCTGAAAAACAAGCCGATCCATCAGTCAACACACACGACCGTAACAAGGCGTCAGGTTTTGTGCGGGTGGGTGACACAATCCGCTATGATTATTTAGAAGATTTAGCCAGCCAATCGGGCAACGACGCTTTGCGCGGTTATGTGCGGCCAGAAGTTTCATCAGGCATTCGCAAAAGAGAACATCAGGTTCGGGGTCATGTTCGCATTCGCAATGGTCGCACGATTTGGGTTCGGTCGCATAAACGCGGCGATGCGGAACTTGGACGAGTGACAAGAGTAATCCATTGAAAAGGAGCAGGCGAAATGATCACTTTGAGCGAGGTTGAATATGGTCGGCAAATGTTGGCGATGGTTAAAGAAGAACATGAAACGGGCAATTTAAAAGAACAAAAGAAAATTGCAGATCGCTTGCCGCATCACAAAAGCACTCGAACAAAAAACAATGAAATCATTGAGCGCAACAAAATTTTAATTATGTCGGCAATTATCAAAAACAATACGCCTATGACCAATCGTCAAATCCGCGCGGCGATCAACTTAAACCAGCCATCAGGTGAGCACGTGAATAAAAATCAAGTATCAGGCGCGGTGACTTCGCTAGAGAATACTGGGAAATTAGAAAAAGCCGCTTGGGTGAAATGCGACACAAAGCGCTGCGATCTCGTGGCGGCTTATCAACTGGTGACAAAATGAAGGCGCTGGATGTACTGGAGCGTGCGATCAGCTTAATTCACGGTCAGCGCGCCAAGGACTATGGCGATGCGCAGGCCAGCTTTCAGCGCATGGCTGATTTGGTAAATCCGATTATTAAAAAAGCTGACGGCAAATTAACCGCGAGCGAAATGGCGATTGTTATGATCCAAGTAAAGATTGCTCGGTTGCAGGAAAGCCCAGATCACGTCGATTCGTGGACTGACATTGCAGGTTACGCAGCGCTCGGCGCGCAATTGGCCGTCACACAGCCTGACAAGGCCGCTACAGGGCCAACTCTGCCTGATGGTATATCGTCTATAAGCGCAAACGATATTAAGCCTCACAAGCGCGATTATTCACAAGGATAAATATGGTCAAGAAAAAGAAAAAGAACAAACCTCTGAACGTGAGGCAGGATCGGGCAGATCATGGAACGCCAGAGGCACTCGCGCAGGCTGACGGCATAAAATTTGAAACGGTAGACGGTGGCCGTGCAGGCGCACAAAAGCGGGTTTATATATCGCGCCAAACGCCATTGGATCGCTACAAAGATCGCGGCATTATCACTGATGTGCAATATCGCGCTGGATATCACCTGTTCGTATTATGGGATAAAACCAAAGCCGCGCAAAACATAACGTCCAGCTATGATCGTGTCATCGTTGATGGCGGTGGTGGCGGGTCAGGTTTGAATGAATATGCCTATGCCGACTTCATTGCATTGCAGCGCGAAATGGGTCGAGAGTTGAGCAGCGTGGCGCGCGCCGTCTGTGTTGAGTGTGAGAGTGCATCTGCATGGGCCAAACGATTTCGCCTGCCGTCACGCATGGGTATTGAAAAGCTGCGGCAGGCGTTGGATGTATTGGCGCGGGTGTTGAGGATTAGCTAACTAAAGCGGCCAATCGCTCGACCGATATCCTTCAACATATGCTTGAAGCAATCGAACCATGCGCGGCGCTGGCTTGCGACCAGTGCTGGTATCGCTGTCCATTTCGACTCTGCGAATAGATTGGCCGTCTGTATCAAGCAATGTGCCAAGCTGGGATTGCGTGAGGCCCAGCGATTGCCGGGCCTGTTTAAATTGAATTGGAGTCATAAACCGTCTCCGAGTGCGTGACCGATGTTATAAGGTATTTATTGCGTCTTTTACGTCAGCAAGGCTAGTGTAAAAGTTATCATCAACAAACAGGTCTTTGCCGTTTGCGTCAAGCAGCCAATATGACCAACCAAATTGGTCGCGCTGCGTTCCAACTATCAATTTTTTCTCGGCGGCAAGGCGTCTAATGGTTTTAATGTTCATGATTGCGCCCCCTGTTTTTTCCACTCAGTTTGGCAATCGTAAACCCAACCCATTGGGGCAAAGTGTTGATACAAATGTTTCTCAAACTCTTTGGTATTGAGGCCCATGCTCAAGCATTCTTTTGCAAATTTTTGTGGCGTAGGCAATTCATAATTATTAATGGTCGTTGTCATCTGTCTCTCCTAAGTTGGCGGGGCGCGTTGCCCCTATGAAATAAATATAGGGGCAACTGCCCCTATTGTAAAGAGGTAAACTTAAAATAAATGAAAAAAAGATTGTGACGGTGGCATATCGGGATGTCAGATAACGTCGAACTAGCGCAGGTCAAGGTTAAAGGGAATGCCACCGTCGCAATTGAATTAGCATAAATCAAACAACCGCGCAACATATTGCTGATGTTTGACATGCAAGTCTATATGTTGTATTTGTTAGTTGCATTTTTATTCTCCCCTAACTCCTGCGCTGTTTTAATTAACAGCGCGGGTTTTTTATTGATTGACATATATTCAATATTTACTATTGTTTAATCACATCAGTGTAGTTCTTTTCGGGTTTGGTTTTCAAAAAATGCCTCGCAGCTTAATTGTTGCGGGGGTTTTTTATGCATTGACACAGCGCAGCAGATGTGCCAGTGCAATATATAATAGCAATATTCACCTTTGGACTTGCATGACTGATCAACGATCAGATGACGCCGTCGAGTACAGGCGTTTATACTACACCAAGACTTGGAAGCACCTGCGCAAGCTGGCACTCACCCGCGACGGTTACAGATGCCAGCACAAAGGCTGCAACAAGATGCTGGCGTCAGGTCGGCGGTGGCGCAACAGCGCGGTCGTTCACCACTTGCATCCACACAAAGGCGACCTCGATTTATTCTATGACCTAGACAATCTGCAATCTGTTTGCTGGCCGTGCCACAGCGGCGACATCCAGAGCGGTGAGGCACTGGGATATGACACCCAGATCGGTGACGATGGATGGCCGATCGACCCAAAGCACCCGATGGTTCGGTGACGGGGGGAGGGTCAATCTCTACCGCAAACCCATGCAAACCGCGCCATGTAACTAACAAAAAACGCGTTTACGGAAATTTTCCAGAGTTTTATATGAGCCAAAAGAAACGATCAGATAAAAATAGCACCACATCTGCAGTTCAAGGCTTTGCTGGAGCGATGGAGGATGTGCCACTGCCTGAAGGCGTTGAACTTCGCGGCGAGGATGAAATGATAATCTGGCGGCAGTTCACCCGCGCACGCGCGAGGGAAGACTGGCGCGACATGGACCTGATCTTGCTCACTAAAATTGTGAAAATGGAAAGCGATATTCGCAAGCATCAAGACACGCTCGACCGTTCTGGCGTTATCATACAAAACAAACGTGGCACGCTTGTCACAAACCCGCTGTTAAATGTTGTCGATACTTTGGAGCGTCGCCAGATGGCCGTGATCCGATCAATGAGTTTAAACCAACAACACAGCGACCCGCGCACAATAAACGCCTCGGCCAAATCTGAGAGTAACGCCAGATCGTTGCTGAAAACTATTGGCGTCGAAGGCTTAATCGCAACACCAATGAACTGAGGCTAAATGAAAACCGCAGAGTTTTTTGAGCATAAAGTTTCCAATGTAACTGATCTTATCCCCTACGCATTAAACAGCCGCACGCACAGCGACCAACAAATTGCCCAGCTTGCGGCGGCTATCAGAGAGTTTGGTTTTACGAACCCAGTGCTGGTCGATGAAGAAAATAACTTAATTGCTGGACACGGTCGGTTGTTGGCGGCGCGCAAATTAAAAATGGAGCAGGTGCCGTCTATTGTTGTCGCCGGTTTGGATGATCGGCGCAGGCGCGCGCTGGTTATTGCTGACAATAAACTGGCGCTAAATGCTGAATGGGACGTTGAGGCGCTTGGCGTTGAGCTTGATGACTTGGCCGAGGAATTTGGCGAGTTGATGGGCTTCAGCCAAGATGAACTTGTCGCGTTATTAACACCAAGTGAGGCAAGCGAAGAAAATAAAGGAGTTGGCTCTCTAGCTGAGCGTTTTGGAGTTTCTCCATTTAGTGTTTTAAATGCGCGCGAAGGATGGTGGCAAAATAGAAAACGCGGTTGGCTCAACTTAGGCATTAAAAGCGAAGTTGGACGAGATATTGATCCAACAAATGTAGCGGCAAATTTACCAGATGGACATTACATGGCGGGACGCGGAAATAATGAAGGCGGTTCTATATTTGATCCAGTTCTATGCGAAATGGCTTATACTTGGTTCTGTCCTCCAAGCGGCACCATTGTTGATCCGTTTGCTGGCGGGTCGGTACGTGGCATTGTCGCCAGCGTATTAGGCCGTCAATATGTGGGCCACGAATTACGAAAAGAGCAAGTGGAAGCAAACCGGTCGCAGTCAATAGAAGTTTGCGCCGACCCTCAACCTGTTTGGCATGTTGGCGATAGTAGAAACATTGATAAAAATTGTTCTGATGTTAAAGCCGATTTTATTTTTAGCTGTCCACCGTATGCTGATCTTGAAGTTTACAGCGACGATCCAGATGATATTTCAAATATGCCATATGAAAAGTTTTTGACCATATACACTGAAATAATTGGCAAGTCTTGCGCACTTTTAAAACAAGACGCTTTTGCGTGTTTTGTTGTTGGCGAGGTGCGTGATAAAAATGGCAACTTTAGAAATTTTGTTGGCGACACAGTCCAAGCATTTAGATCGGCAGGTTTGCATTTCTACAACGAAGCGATACTTGTGACTGCGGTTGGGTCATTGCCAATTCGAGCAACTAAACAATTTAACGCTGGACGAAAGTTTGGAAAAACTCATCAAAATGTTTTGGTTTTTGTAAAAGGTGACGGCAAGCGGGCCACAAAAAATTGCGGCCCAGTCAATGTTTATGTGCAAGAAAATCAGGAAGAAAGTGAAGCTGCGTAAAGCAAGCCAGCGGCAAAACCATCTAGTTCGTGGCTCATTTCGCGCGCGTTCAAATGTCCACGGCTAATCAAAGTCTTACAGCCACCGCCTTCGTTTACGACACGCATAAGGCAATATCCTCCATATGCTTGAGATAAATAAAAATGTCCCACATTGGCTTTCCACGCGTTTGTTTTTTCATCTTTACTTGAATGCTCTAACGGGTTTTCGGTCATTATGTTGATATGATGCACTTTACGTGTAAGCGTTGTTTTGTTGTTTGCCATTTGCCAGTCTCACACGTTGCAAATGTGGGCATTGTTTCCCATTTCATTGATTGCATAAATCATTGATTTTCCATCTTGAAAAGTTTTGCCATGTGCAATGGCTTGATCGAAACTTAAAAATAACTTGCGTGTTCTTTTTGCGCCTCTGCCACGAGCTACTGAAAAACTTGTCGCGGTTTTAAAGCAAAATTCTTCATGAGGTGTTTGAAAACTAATCTGCATTTGTTTCTCCTAAGTGAATAATTGTTTCACCTAGATAAATAAATCAGAAAAATATGTCGATAAAAATTCGAAAAAAAACGTAACAAATTCGACTAATCCCACTCAACTCAAATCTGAGCGTCGTGATGACGCCCTGCATCCTAATAAATGGAGGCCGATCATGGCTATCACTACAGAATTGTCTAAATTCTTTAAGCAAGAATTGCTCAAAGGTTCACATGATTTCGATTCGCACACGTTTCGCGTCGCTTTGATTAAAGTTGGCGCGGCGCGCAACTACAACAAGGACGTCGGGTCATACTCATATTTGACTGGCGGTCCAATTTCTGCAGGCGAGAGCGATCCAAGCGCGGCATCCGATCAGGTTACTGGCACAGGATACGACAGCACATTCGACACGTTTGCGACCGGCGCGCAGGCTGTGCTTGCCACGACAACACCTGCGGGAGCGTCGATTACTTATCCAGCGATTGATGGTGATAAAGCGATCATTGACTTTGCTGACAGCGTGTTTTCTTCGGTGACGGTCAGCGCGATTGGTTGTATCCTGTACAATGCAAGCATGTCGGCTGCGTCCAACAACTTGATTGCCTCGTTTGATTTTGGTGGAACAGTCAGCGCGACCGCTGGAGATTTCACTGTGCAATTTCCTACCCCAGACGCTTCGAACGCAATCTTGCGGATAGCGTAGGGCTGACCAATGGTAAAGCTGGTCAATCGCGCAAAAATGAAAGTTGCCAGCGGCGGGGCTGGCGTATTAACGCTGGGCCAAGCGTGCGACGGCTATCAGTCGTTTGCAGCGGCTGGCGTAACCGATCAAAATAAGCTGAGATATACCATCACTGACGGCGATGATTGGGAAATCGGAATTGGCACATATACAGCCAGCGGGACAACACTAGCACGCGCGCCGACTGAAAGCAGCAATTCTGGGAATGCTATTACTTGCGGTGCGCTTGCTGAAATATTTGTGACGATGGCGGCGGAAGATTTTACTGATAACGCTGCGCCAATCTTTGCTCACACAATACCAAGCCTAATAGAGGTGGGCGGAGGATCTGTTTCAACTATCAATGCTCAAGCTGTTGACGATTTTGGATTCCCAGTTAGTTACAGTTTCGATGCTCATATCGGAACTACAGTTTACACAGAAAGCAACTTGCCGCCGCAGCTATCGTCGGTCTCTATCAATCAAACCACGGGCGTTTACAGTTTGACGGCATCAAGCTCTCCATCGAATGCGGGGTCTCACAATTTTCGAGTCAGAGCGTCTGATGGTGTTAGGACTGCGGCAAAAACAGTGGTTTACACCCTCAACTTCCTTCCTACAAGTGGCTTAGTTGGCTACTACGATATGAAGGATTATTCCGGAAGCGGTAGCTGGCAGGACACGAGCGGCTCTTATAACACGAGCGGAAACTCAAATGGGCCAAATCTGACAATAAGCAGTAGCCTTACTACGTACAACTCAAGCGGTACCGGCGGAATACCCTCGCTCACATTAGCGGCTGGCTCCAATGCAGTTTCTGTCGGCCCATCATACCCGACTAATCTTACGAGCACGTCATCACCTTACGATAATACTGTTGTCATGATATTTGCTAAACCAGCCTCACAAACGTCGTTTTACTTGATGGCAACGACAACCTCCGAAGGATACGCACTGTATGGCGGAAGCGGCAGTAGCACAAGCCTACGTACTGGCACTAGTCTGACCGGATTCTGGGTACACGCCGCCGCTAAAACCACGTCAAAAGTGTACATAGATAAAGTTGACGCAACCGCTTACACGACGAATGAGATACTCAACGCCTTCGCCTCAACTGCTAATGCGGATAAGTATCATTCTCTTGTGTTGACGCATGGTCACTTCTTGAATGGCTGGTCTACAGGAAACATACACCCAGCCCTCGTAACTCTGGGTCCAATAGGAGAGCTTCGGGCTGTAGTGTTTTACGACCGAGCACTAACGAGTGGTGAAGTAGCTGGAATACACGGATACTTTGCCTCAGATTACAGCTCCAGCGAAATGATTCAATAATGCTTGGCAATAGCCCACTAGCAAGCGCGACATTAGCAGACATTGGCGCAGATAGCCTACCAATTATTGCAATTGTTGGTCTTGAGGCCACGGCAGAGGTCACAGACCAGCCAATTGCCTTTCAGTCTGCAACTGTCCAAATATCTGGCGTCGGCGCAACCGTAGCAGGCGCGGGTTACGTTGATATAATGATCGGCGCATACCGCACACTATACGCGCTAAATTTGACCGCTGAAATTGAGCCGTTGCCGCTGACAGGTTTGACGCGCTTAATGCTGATTAGTAGCGCAGGCGAGTTGACCGCAGAAAATGGCATTGCTGGAGTGCCGACATCTGTTCCGATATCAAGTGTTCAAAGCGCAATCAGCGTCGGGGCAGTTATTGCGTCTGTTTCTATCAGTAGTAACATTTCAGGCTTAGAGATTGCCGCTGCAACTACTACTGTCTCAATAATTGTTAATCAACATATTGATGTTGACGGATTTGGTTTGCTTTTTGAGCTAGAAAATCTAGCAAACAACCCACATTTGCAGGTTGTTTCTGGTTTTAACATTTCGGCGGAAACAGAAACTCTCGGAAACTCACCACATTTGCAACTAATTTCTGGATTGCAATCTCTTGGGGAAGTTGAAGATTTAGACAACACTCCCTTAGTTACAACTTTATTCGGCGTTGAAATTCTAAGTGAATTAGAAAGTTTAGACAACACGTCTGTCATTCAAGTTTTGCCGAGCGTTGAATGTGCAACGCAGCTTGAGCCTGTTGATAACAGACCAGGAAATGCTACGCGCGTCGGCAGTCTAGAGCTAATATCACAGACAGAAGCAGTCGCAATTGCGCACGGATGTGGGATTGAGCTTGCAGATTTAGAGTGTCTAGCAAGCGCAGGCAATGTGATTGCTTCAATTGCGCAGCGGCGAACAATTATAGGCGTGCAGGCGGCACAAGAATTGAGTGATTTAGAGGCAATTTTTATTGCTTTCCCAATATCAATTGGCATTGGTGGAGTGCAGGCAGTGACTGCGCTTGGTACTGTGCAGTTAATTGAAGTTGTGCGCGTGCCGTTTGCTAAATCACTTCCTGCAGGTCTGTCAAATTTCGTATTTCTTTCACCAGCAAATGCAAATTCTGCAATTGTTGACAATAAAATAAACAGGTTGGGCTAACATGTCAGACGAGTTTATAATCAAGCAAAACGACACACTTCCAACACTGACGGCGGTGTTGCGCAATGCAAGCGGCACAGTTGCCGATCTGACGAATTGCACAATTACGTTTAAAATGGGCAGTGAAATTGCAACTAAAACATCTGCAGCGGCAACGATAACAAACGCAATCGGCGGCGGTGTTAGCTACCAATGGACCGCAAGCGATACAGACACGGCAGGCATATATCTTGGCGAGTTTGAAGTGGTCAAGCCAACTGGTCTAAAAGAAACGTTTCCAAATTCCGAGCCATTTCGCGTCATTGTGCGGCAGGACTTTTTGTAAACTTTGACCAGAGGCAAGAAGGTCGTTGCATTCATTGAAGCCTTCTGTTTGATCCCAGAGGGTCAGTATGTCGGCCAGCCAATGAAACTTCTGCCGTTTCAGAAAAAGTTTATCATCGATGTCTATGACAACCCATCAGGCACAAGCCGCGCATATCTAAGTGTCGCGCGAAAAAATGGAAAATCTGCGTTAATTGCAGCAATATTGCTGGCGCATATCGTTGGGCCAGAGGCAAAGCAAAACAGCCAGATTGTCAGCGGCGCACGATCACGCGATCAAGCGGCGCTTGTGTTTAAGCTGGCCGAGAAAATGGTGAGGTTATCGCCGCAGTTATCAGAGATTGTCAGGGTCGTGCCAAGCAGCAAAATGCTGATCGGCTTGGTAATGAATGTTGAATACAAAGCAATAAGCGCAGAAGCCGGGACAGCGCATGGTTTGTCGCCGGTTTTGGCGATTTTGGACGAGGTCGGTCAGGTTCGAGGACCGCAAGATAGTTTCATTGAGGCGATTGAAACCGCTCAGGGCGCGCACTTATCGCCGCTTTTGA